TAATGCTTTTGTAAAAGTTGTATTTGCATTTGACGCTACAATATTAGCACCCGCTAAAGTTGTTGCACCAGTTCCACCGTTTGCTATTGCAACTTGACCAGAAAGTTGAGCCACACCAATTGTTTTATTTGTTAAAGTTTGTGTAGCACTTGCACCTACAATCTCTTGATCACTTCCTGGAGGTAATGTTAGTACATTAGTAACACTAGCGGAATGTGGTTGTGCTTTTACTATTTGTCCGTGTGAATTACTTTCACAATTAAATTGAATAGCTCCAGGATTAGTATTTCCTCTAACTGTAACGTGACCTGTACCTTTTGCTTCCATGTCTAAATCAATATTACTATCTCCACCTGTTGAAGATATTTTTGGTGGATTACCTGTTGCAGCATTTGTTATATCAAACTGATTTACCGCAGAAGATGTTGTTTGAAATATAATTTGCTCATTGCCGTTTTCGTCTCCTATAAAATGAGCATCATCTATAAGTATATTGTGGGAATTAGTGTCCAAATTAGCTCCGAGTTGCGGACTTAAATCGTCAACAAGATTAAAAGCTAATTTAGTTCCTACTGATATAACCTCATCACTAGCATCGCAATATATTATATCTGTTTTAGCAGGAGCAATAGTAACAGTTTGCGCACCTGAACCCTGTTTCATAATTATATTTTGACTACCACTAGTGCCATTTTCAATAATAAAATATGCTGTTGTAGTTGAAGGCGCTATAGTTATTGTACAAGCTTGACTTAAAGATCCTGTAAACTTAATAACTCTAAACATACCATCTTGAACATTATTACCTCCATCACTTGGAGACCCTGCTCTAACAGTTAATGTTGCAGTAGCTGAATCAGATAAAGCAACTGCTTTAAAAGAAGCTATTCTGTCTAAAATATCTATGTTGTAATTTGTTGTTGTACCCCAAGAGCCTGATTGTTCACCTGTGGTAATTTTTTCTATTCCAAAACTTGTTGTAAATGATGATGCCATAATTTTCCTCCTATGCGGCTATTTCTACCCAATTTGGGGTTTGTGTTGTATCGATCTTTGACCACATGGTTGCAGTGCTTACTTGTGAGCTTGCACTAACTCCAGTTACTATTACTAACCCAGCTATACCTACGTTTGCAATATGGGATGTGGCGGATACACCAGTTTCTGTCACAGTAATACCTGCTCCCTCTACTATTGTTTCATTACCTGTGGCACTTGCAGCAACTACTCCTGTTGCTGATACAGTAATACCTGCTCCCTCTATTACTGATTCGCTTCCTGTTGAGCCTGCGGCTTGAACACCAGTAACTCCATGTCCTAGTCCTACATCTACAGTTTCCATAACACTTGCGGCTTGAACTCCTGTAACGAAAATAAGAGCTTGTGGTATTACAATGTCATTAACGACACCTGCTGCTTGTACGCCTGAACTAATACCTACAGTTATTCCTCCACCCTCAGATACAGAAACATTTGATATAGTGCTTGCGCCTTGAACTCCTGTTTCACTAACCGTTACACCAGTGCCTTCAACAACTGTACCAAAAATAGGTGCGCCCCATCCACCACTACTCCAAGTGGATCTTCCCCATCCTTGATTACCTATGTCAGTAGTTGCAGATACTCCTGTTGCGCTTACCGTTACATTTTGAGCGGCAGTAACAGTTGCACTATTAATTGCAGAACTAGCTGATACCCCTGTTACAGAAGTGCTTACTGCAAAAGTGCCTTCACCCCACGGACCAGCATTCCATGTTGATCTCCCCCACCCAGATAATATTGTTCCTGCCGTTGTTGCTATACCACCCATTCCTGAGTGATATTGACAATAATAAAAAAGGTCTGGGGCTGATGCCGCTACTGTTATTTGTGTATAAGCTCCTGAATTACCTGGAACACCTGAAGTGGTTACACCTGTAGTATATTCAGAACCACTGCTGTGTGTTCCACCAGAGGTTGTTGAAAATCTTAAAAAATGTCCGCTGTTTGAAGAATCTGATTGATCAAATCTGTATGTAGCACCTTCAAATAAATTTAAATTGGCTTGTTGTACGCCATTTATAACATATTTAAATCCACCAGAACTTACGACTGTTACAGTGTAAGTAAAATGAGACATATTAAGCTATTCTAATAACCGCGTTATTTGCATCATTTGCAGGGTATTGAATAGTAAAATCTCCAGAACTAGAAGATTTGTTACCGCCAAAATCTAATACTGCAACAGATGGTTTAGCCGCATGAGTAACAGTCCCTGCTGTTCCTGCATTTGTTAACGAATGATTATAAATAACCGCGCATCTAGCGTTACTAATAGTAGATGATGAAAAAGTAGTGTCTGCAAAATCTAAAAAAGCAGTAGGAACTGAAGATGAATTATCTGATAATCCAATAGTTACACTTCCTAAAACTTGACCACCAGCAGTATAGTTAGTTCCACTAACTTCGTTTGTTGCTGTATATCCTGTTAAATCTTCATTAGCGTCTGTTCTACTTGCAGTAAACATCGCTACATAAAAATTATCTGCTGAAATAGAAGAACTATCTCCACGAGAAGATGTTGTCCATCTATGAATACCTGCTAGTATTTCTTTTTTAAAACTTCCACACATTGCTTGATTTATTGCCATTATAGCCTCCTAATTATTTCTGCCACATCTTCGTGACCTTGTTTTTTCATTAATGCCCAAATTGTTGTTCTTTCACTTTGCGCCATTCTATTCATATAAAAAATCAGTATCTCTTTCAACTTCTTTCTGAATGCTATAGCTTGATCTCGTATGACAGGAGGAGCATTGTCGCTCACCATCATTATTTTATTCAAAGCCATGTCTGCCATTTCTTCGGCACTATGCCCACGATTAGAAGTAGTAACAACATTAACTGGTCCTAATTCGCTAGAGCTTTTGTTTGCTACCATTACGCAGTATCTCTTCTAAGATTGTCGTATCTGTAAGCATCTCTAGTGTTCTTACCTTCTCCTAAATTCTTTAACCATTTCAGTGACTCTAGATATCTTGCGTTGTATAATTGCAACAGATCTGCTTCACCCTTCATAAATGTATATGCCTCTACTAACGAAGCATATAACAAAGCTAATTCTGCATTTGTGCCTAAAAAAGATGTGCCATCAGTTGTAGCAGTTATTGAAGTTGGTCTATAGAAATAATGTAATTCCATTTGAAAACTTGTACTTGGTGTTGGTGCTAATATAAAAGTATCCTCATCCCAATCTGCATAATACAAAGGTGTTCCTGTAGTAGTAGGATTAGGAGTGTAGTCTTGAACAAATGTTACATGTTTATATAGTAAAAATTCATTGTTATTATCATTTATTACGCTTAGTGAAAAAGGAGCTAAAAAATCTGTTGGTTTTACTAAAAACTTGTTAGAAGAGCTAGCGGATCCCAAAACATATTTTTTAAATACAGAAAGCTCACATTCTTTAAATATTCTTTCCTCTGCGTTTAATATAAATCTTGGCAACTGATTAACAAAAGTAGTCTCTGTATTTTGTGTATAATCTTGTATTGCTGTTTTTAATGTTGTAAATGTATATGCCATAGTACTAACCTATAGGATAACTTGTTAAATGAGGATCGTCAACAGGACCTGCGGTAGCATTATCTCCTCCACCTTTAATGTTTCCTGTGGTAGCAGTTTCTCCACCTGTAGCAACAAATGTATAAGAATTAGAAGTTACTAAAGTACCTGTAGTCGCAATAACTGTAATTTCAAAACCTGTACTTGTTTCTAACATAGATTTTGTAAATCCGTCAAAACCCTCACATTCTCTAAAACGGACAATATCTCCCGTTGTTCTGTTATGTCCAGGCTCTAAAACTGTAATTGTTGTGCTACCTGCATCCCCTGAAGTAAATGAGTTAGGGTTTAAAATAACTTGAGATATAGGTTCTACTCTATCTGTTCTATTAATTCTTAAAGCTTCAGGGTCTGGTTTTATTTTTCTTGGTTGTATTTGTGGCTGTTTAGGCTCGTATTCATCTTTACCTACTAACAAACCATTCCACTCTTGTATCATATCTCTTAGTTTATAAGCTCTACCAGATCTATCAGAAATACCTAAAGCATATTTTCCTGAAGCGTATCTTCCCATTATGTTACTCTCAATGATGAATAAGAAGGAACTAATCTAAGACTTGTTCTCTCACCGTCTTCGGAAGCTGCTCTTTGAAACTCTTCTTCATAAATATCTTTTAATACACCTATTCTATTAGGCGCTCTTTTAACAGATAGATAATAAGCAAGTCCTGCTACCATACAAGGTAAAAATCTAAAAGGTATATCACCAGTATTAACAGAAGTATCTGCATCTTCTATTCTTCTCACCCTGTAATATATTATTTGATCTGTAGAGTTTTCAGGCATAGGCCAAAAAGTTATTGTAGGAGTTATTTGTCTATCCACAAAATATTGCGTTGGTCTGCCTTGTGTATCTTTATTAGCAATAGCTAAATAATCTCCTCTACTTATTCTAGTTAAAATAGTATCAGAACCACTTCTTCGAACAGATACCTCTAAAACATCAACAGTAGACTGAACTGTTTCTAAAGATATTGCAGAAGAAAGTGTAGTTGTAGCACTACTACTAGAACCAGTTAAAGTTTCACTTGCAGAAAACGTTCCTACAGGAACGGTAATAGTCATTGTAGTAGCAGTAGGTTTTGTAATCACACTAGCAGTAGCATTACTTGTACCACCTGTTATGGTTTCTCCTACAGTAAAATTTGCAGAAGCCGCCACGGTCATTGTTATTGTTCCAATAGGATATGTATCCACAGAAGAAGATGCAGATAATCGTGCAACAGTTTGAGTTATTTTTTCAACAGTCCAAAGGTTTAAACCTCTGTTCGACCATTCTGCAAATAAAAGATTTAACGATCTTCTAGCAGTTCTTGCATCGTAACCTGTTCGTAACTCTAAACCACATCTTTCAAAAGCTTCTTCTGCAACTTCTGCTATATCCAGATTAAAATCTGAACTTCCTGATGTAGCCATTAGTACTCCTTAACTGCTTCAATTATGACAGTATATGTATCATTTGCTCCTTCACCGTGAGTCGAAAAGTAAATATCACCGTCTGCTCCAGCGGTTCCTGCCGCAGTATTGGGTATACCTCCAAAACTAGTAAAATCAAATTCTCCTTGATAGTCTGTAGGAAGTTCAATTAATAAAACATCAGTACTTGCATTTCCCAATATTTTAACAGAACAGCCAATTGTTGAAAATTTTATTTTTGTTATTCTGACATTTGTACAAGCTTGACCTGTTGCGTTTGCAGCAAGAGCACTGACATCAATTTTTTTAACAGCAGTGCCCTCACCAGTATCCACATAAGTATGAACAAATGACTGAACAAGTTTCCTATCACCATCTATAATAGTGGTATTAGTATTTGTATCGGCCATAATTATCTCCTATTAACTAGCTACATCAAAACCTAGTATTGTTATTAACAGTCTGCCTGCATCATAAGTACCAGCAGTATTACTACCACCAGTTAAATATAAAAATTGATCGGCAGCAATCGTACCTCCAGCAGTTCTTGTGCCAGCAGCTTGAGTACCTCCATTAATAATTAACGTCTCTGTTAAATCACCAATAGCTGTATCTTCAACGCCAGTTCCTTCAGTTGCTGAATGTAAATTAATATCTGCCTCACCAGTAGTTGGTGCCTCAAAACATTCCATAGTTACTCCAAAAACTGTGCCTTGATTAGCTGTCGTTACTTGTCCAATATGAGCCACACCACTGCCATTTTTTCCTATAATATCTCCAGTAGCTCCACCAGAATTTAAACCAGTAAGATCTATCATAATAGTTGTTTTTACAATGTTAACATTAGTATCTACATCACTTTTAAATCTTTCTACTTGTGTAATGTAAACTGCAGCAGTGCCCTCAATACCAGCACCAGTTGCAGCTTCTACTGCCATTTTATCTCCACTAGTTACAGTAATAGTGCCTGTGGTTGCGTTTTTTGAAACAGTCTGAAATCCTTTTTCGGATCTGACTGGACCATTAAAAGTTGTTGTTGCCATAATTTACCTCTTATAAAGTTTTTTGCCCTATGGTCGTATAAGCGTCTGCTAGGTCAGTCCATAGGGCAAGTTAAATCCTAGATTAAGCTCCTTGTGAGCCGTAAACACATCTTGGGTCTGAGAAACCAAAAGAGTATCTCTCTCTTGCTTTAAATCTCATGTTTCCTGTGTCAAAGTCACCTTCCATCTTAGTAGACATAGGCATTCTTTCAAAATGTAAAAAACCTCTTGGTGCATCAGTCTTAATGAAAAATGCATCAGTGTCTATTAAATAGTTGTTGACAACATAACCTTCAGGAAGCACTCCCATGTTTCTCATAGCGTTTATGTCGTTATCGGCTGTTCCTGATCTTAAAGTAGATTCTAATATTCTATCTGCTACAAATTGTAGGTTTGACGGAATAATTAATTTTAATCCACGTACAGAAACTCTTAAACCACGCTCATCAACAAAAGCATTAATATCAATTAATGCATTCTCTAAACTTGTTTCGTTTAAATCTGCAGCAGTAGTTGGTTGGTTTCTAAATGTTCCTCCATTTGTTAATGGGTGAGACCCATTACATAAAGAAACACCATCACCACCTGTCACTGTTGTGTCAAATGCGTTGTTTAAAACAGCAGCAGCTTTTACTTGCTTGGTGTTTGCCATACTTCTAGCCAATGCTTTTGTATATCTTGAAGATAGTCTGTCGTACAGATTGTCTTCAATTGCTTCTTCAGTAATTGAAAAAGCCAAAGCAATAGTTTCGTGGTTATACCTTGCGGTAAAAGACTCATTTGCATCGTCAAATGCAACTGCTGCGCCTTCACTTTTTACAGGAGCAGAACCAAAACCTGTTAACATTACTTCTTCTTCGAATGCTCTTTCAGAATTTTCTGTGTCAAAAATTTCAGTATGCTGCTGTTCGTATCTCTGATACTCAAGGCCAAATAAGGCATTAAGACCAGGTTCTAGCTCTTTAGCTAATTGTGCTCTAGATATCGCCATAGTTTAATCTCCTTATATACCAGTTGAGTTAGCGTTTGTTTGCGAATCGAAACTGCTTGCAGGTGCATTGAAGTGAGCGTTAATACGCACAATTAAAGGAATACCTGCTACAGTAAAATCTGAGTTTTCAGGATCATCCTGAATACCCACAATACGCAAAGGAAAAGTTGCAGTAGTAGCAATAGTGCTCAAGTCTGCAACAGCAGAAGACATACCAGTTGTATCACTTCCGCTATTACCACTAGCTAATTGAACATTAGAAAATACTCCTGCTCTTATTTCTGCTTCAGTATCAAAACTTGTTCCACCAGCATCGCCAGCGATAACAAAAAGTTGACTTGGGTCGTCATATATAAAAGCTTTTACTGGATGATTAGTATCCGCCCCTGACCCTTGCCAAGTGTTTGAGAAAATAGTTTCTCCACTAGTACTTGAAACATATTCACAACCGTAAAAAACACCTAGTATAGGAACATTACCGCCAGTTGCTGCTTGCAACTGATCGATAAAACCTGTAGCTAAAGGAATAACTGCTTGCCCTTGATACAGTTTATTGGTATTTCCTGCGGCTATTCTATATTCTGTTGTACCAGTGCTGTTTGTATTTTGACCTAATTTTCTTAAAGGTCTTAATCCAAACGCTCCATTAGAATTTGCCATTCTTTATCTCCATAAAAAATTAATAATTAGTCCTCACTCTTGCGAGAACCTCCAAAACTTACACGACTTTGTCTTTCTGCCTTGTGTATAGGCATCGCAGGATGCTCTTCACGAGCTAAATCATTATCCACTGCCGTCATTTGATTGCGAGATTGATCTCGGAAATATTTAGAGCGTTCTTCAACGGTTTCAACTGGTATACGTGCTAGAAGCAATCCTCCAACACCAATAACTCCAGCGTGCTTTCCATCTTCTATGGAAGGTACTTCAAAGTCGGGATATTCGTCCTTTCGAACCAATTCCCAACCTTCTCTTCCCTTCGCTGAGACATTTTTTCGATCGTCAAAACCCATAACTTCGGTTCTTATCCACCTATGTACATAACCCTCAGGTGGTTTGGGCGCATCCAACATGGATGGTGGTCTCCAAGGTGCTCTTCTTGCATTATTAGTGCGAGATTGAGCATCTCTAGATGTTCTTGTGTTTTTATTTACTGGACTATTCATTTAAGCCTCCTGTCTAACGTGTTTTGCGTATTCCTCCAATGGAACACCTAATCGTTTTGCCATTGCAACCTGAGAAGGCGATAGTCTCACAGTTTT